GCTTGAGACGCTCTATATCTTACGTGTAAGAAAGGTCTACGGATGTTAGTTCCTAAAATTTGATCATATACAGTTGTTGTACCAGCTGGGATTAATACTCCTTCAATAGAAGCAGGTCCAGTCATACCACCACGCGTTGAAGCGTCGTTTAAGTATTTCCAGTCTGTTTTATAGAAGTCATAAGAACCTCTTCTGAAACCACTAAAACCTAAGTTTAAAGCCATTTCTTCTGAGTTTTCAAATAATCCATAAGCAGTACCACCAGCAGAACCAGCAGAGATTTGAGCTAACATATCGTCAAAATCTAGAGCAGTTTGTCTATCTAAGAATAACATGTTTTCTTCAATAGCTCCCTGAGTATCTAAGTTTCTAAGAATATCATCAAAGTCACTTATTCCAGTAGCAGCACTAAATCCAACTTGTACGTTACCTCTTGCTTGGATAGCAGCAAACATACCTTGAGTACCGATTTGTCCATTTGCTAATGCAGCAGAACCAGCAGCAGCGATCTCACCTTCAACACACATCATTTCTAGGTAATCCTCAAATCTTAGTCTTGTTTCAGACTCAGCTTTTAGGTACCATAAATAACCACCTGTTCCATCTTCAGTAGCAACTTCTACCCAACCGATCTGAGCAGTGTCAGAACCGTTAACAGTATATTTACTTCTAATGATTAATGGGTTGTTAGAAAATTGAGTAAATGAAGGAGTAACACTAATGTAACCAGCAGGCGCTGTAGCAGCGTTGTAGTTAGGTGTTGTTGATCCTTTTGCGTATTCAGAACCGTATACAAATACTTTTACAGCACCTACTAATCCAGCTCCTGCTAAGTTAGCAGCTGTGTAAGGTTGTACAGTAATTGTTCCAGCAGCACCAGGAGTACTAGCACTTACAAAACATTTTGCTTCTGCACCAAAGTCATCCATAATAACTACAGTTGCGTTAACAGAAATAACGTTAGTTACACCTGCGACAGCACCTGGGTTAATAGTTACAACTCCTGTAGCAGATACAAATGTACAGTTATCATATGCAATGTGTAATCTATTTTGTTCAGACCAGATTACTTGGTCACTTGTCATTGGTAATTCAGCACCGACCATTCTTAAGAAACCAGATAACGTTCTGTTACCATATCTTTCTACTTCTTGTTCGTAAATTTCAGGTAAATATTGCGCAGCAAAATCACTGAAATTAGCTGGAATACCCGCACCACCACCATTATTTGTCCATTGCAAATAATTAGTAGCTAGCAATTGTTGAGTTTGAGAAGGTACTAAACTTCCAAACTGTGGGGTTAAAGCCATAATTTTAGTTTTTAATTAGTTAAACTTTCGTTTTTTGATTTTCAATTTTGATGAATCAGCTCCACTTACCGCTTTAACCTTAAAACCTCCTACAAAGACGTCCCCACTGGCAACCTGCCTTGGTGCTTCTGCACTTGGATTTTTAGATTGTTGTACTAAAGTTTTAATACCATCCGCTTTACCTTGCTCATAAAAATGAGAGGCTAGTTTATCTGTGTTCATCGCAGCATATAAAGCTTTATGATAACCTGCTGTGTCACTAATGTTTCCTTCTTTATCGACAAACTTGTCAGTAAAGTTTTTAAGATTAGATTGACTTTCAGCTATTTTCACAGGATCTTTTACTTTATATCTAAATTTTTTATCTCCTACATTGTAATCAAAACCTTTGAAATCAGTTTGAAATAAATTATTAGTTTTTTCTTTAAAAGCTTCTTGTGATTGCTTTATAGTTTCTTGCTGTTTATTATAACGAGTAAAAAAGTCCATAGCCTTTTGCTGTTCTTGTGTTACTCCAGGACGTTGTTTAATCTCAGCATAGTATTGAGATTTTTTATTTTCTAAATCCTTTTTCGCATTAGCAACAGCCTCTTTGTATGCTAACTTCTTTTTTCGTATTTCTTTTTCCTCGTCTAAATCTTCATCTATTTTATAATCTTCCATTATAAGTTCGATGTCATCATTATCTAAATGAGGTTTGTTCTTTCTTAAGTATTCTTTTAATAATTGATCATTGTCTAATTTAGAATAATCTTTATTAAGTTCTACATAATCCTCTACTGTTCCACCTGTTTCGTTCATAAATGCAACTAGTTTTTCTACATTTTCTGGTAACTCAGGTGTTTTAATTAATTGAGGTTTTTGTTTTGTTTCTTTTACTTCTTTAACATCTTCAGTAATTTCTTCAATTACTTGGAGTTCAGGTTCTTTTTTATCATCTGTATTGCTGACCCGTACTTCTTCGTCCATCTTTTTGCTATCTCCGGGTAATTCTTCCACAGAAACCTCCTCTGTTTTTCGCTCTTGAACGGCATTTTCTTCTGGTTTTTTAGTTAAATCCAGTTTTACTACGTCAGGAACTATTTCTCCTGTAGCTTCTGGAGCTGTTAAATCAATTTTTGCTGGAGCATTTGTTACATGTCCTAGATCTTTAGCTTTACGCTTAGGTTTTGACTTAATTTTAAAGTCACCCTCTTGTTTGACCTCTTCGGTCTTTTTTTGGTCTCCCATAATATAATATAATTAAATAATTAATAATTAAGCTGTAGGCATTGAACCTTGCTCACTTTGTTTTTCAAAATTAGTAGGCATCAAATTATTATTTCTTTGATCTATCATAGCGCTTTGCTGTGATCCTGCTATTCTTGTTCTTTTGTCTTTTCTATCTTCTATTTCTTTTTCACGCATGCTTTCTCTTTGCGTTTTCATTTGCTCTAACTGAATTTGATAATTAAATTCTTCAGCCATTAACGCACGTTTTATCTCTGATTCAGTTCTCATACGTTCTATTTCCATCTGAGATTTAGCTTGTTCGAAGTTTATTTTCTGATTAGTTAAAACTTCTTGTTTTTGTACTTCAGATTCAGCAGCTGCTTGCGTAGCTTGAGTATTAGCTGCAGACTGTTGTTGAGCCATATCTGCTTGCATTTGTCTTTCGTACGCTTGTTTCTTTTTACGTTTTACTTTTAGCATTTGATTAGCTAATTTTAAACTACGTATTTGACGTATCTCTATAGCATCTTCTAAATCAATACCACCACTTCCTAATGCAACTTGAATATTTTGCTCTAACTGTTGTTTTTCTTCATCATCTGGTTCAAGATCTAAGAAAATACCAAAATCATGTAGATTTAAGTTTTCAACTTCTTGCAAAGTCATACTGTTAAAAGTAGTTATACTATTTTTAAGAGCATTTGCTGTTAAAGGATAATCTAACATATCACTAACTTTTTTAGATATGTTTTCACACATTCTTAAAGTTAAGAATAAACTACTATTGTTAATATGCTTAGTAGCAATATTAGAAGCATTAGCAGCCATTTTTTGTAAACCTACTAATGTATCTCTATCTGGTACAGAACCATCTCTAGCTTCACTTAAACCTGTCACATCCCTTATCATTTGTAAATAATAATTATATGTAGATATTAAGCTTTGTATTTTCGCTTGTCCTGAACCTGTTGATAATTCTTGTACAGGTATTTTACCTCTATTTATATCACCATCTTGTGTTAAAGATCTACCAACAACAGAACCTGTTTGGAAGTACATGTTTAATGCTTCAGCTGGATTATAATTAGTACCGTTACCTAAATCAACCTCTGCTAAACCGTCCATATCTAAGAAAACACCATCTGGTACCATTCTAGCTATTACCTGTTGCAGTTTAAGATGAGTTATTTGTATCATATCAGCAAAACCAGTAATTCTACCTACTGTAGATTCTATTCTACCTTTATACATACGTGGTGCACAAATAGCATAATTCATTTCTACTTTTGTAGTATCAGCTTTTGGTCTAGTCATGTTAGGACACATTTCCCATCTTAACATTATATCAGTACCTAAAACTTTAACTCCTCTGTAAAGAGTTTCTATAGTTCTACCTACTCTATCAAAATTATCATTTTCTGGTGGATTAAAAGTATCAGGTTTTTCTAATGCTTTTTCTAATCCATATTCTGTTTCTTTTATTTTAAATACTTGTTCACTGTATGTTTTGTATTCAAAATATAATAATGGAATAGTGTTTTGATCCCATGGACCATTACCATATCCATACATATAAGTTCTATTACCTTGTTGCTGTTGTATTTTTTCTAATGTAGCATCGTCTAATCTTGGAAATTGTTTTGCTATTTCAGGTAAAGTAACTGGTTTTAATTCACCTACATAGTATATGTCTTCAAAATTTGGATCTTCTGTATAAGAATATATCAAGTAAGCTGGATCAACATAATCAACCGTTATACCATTAGAAAGATTAAAATTAGTTTTACAAGCACCAATTCCACACGTAACTAAATCATAATTAACTCTTCGTTTAGTTAGTTCCCATTTATTAGCATCTAATACTTGATTAATAACTTCTTCTTCTGCTATTTCTATAGCCTGCTTGTAATTAAGTTGCATGTGTAATTCCAACTCAGTTTCATCTGCAGGTAATTTACTTTCTGGAATCGAAGTGTTAAACAAAGAAGAATCAAGTTTCTGAACTATTTGTTCCATTGTTTCTCTAGCAAAAATATCTTGAGCCAACATCTCTGCATAATTAGTTCTTTTTTCTAAAGACTCAGGATCTTGAGCAAATGCATTTATTTCATAATTTTTATTAGAAATACCATTAACTAATATATCTACGAATTTAGATATAATAGGAACTGGTTTCCAGTCTAAATTAAGATAAGACAAATCACCATTAATAGACAATTCATCTTTATATTTATCTACAGGTTGTTCACCTCTTGCGTATAATCTTAATCTATTATAGTTGTTCCAAGTAGTTAAGTATCTATTACCATTAGTTCTACCTTGATTAAACCATTCCTGCTCTATAGCTTGTGCAACCTGCGTACCATATTCCCAAGTAGCTTTTTCAGCGTCACTAACAACTTGGCTAGGAAATGTACTATTAGTATTATAATTTATCTTCATTTAATCTATAATTTTTGATAATGAACCACTATTGTCATATTTTTTTATACCTAAATCATACTTTTGTTTAATCAACTTAGGAACTGGTCTATATTTATGTTTGTTACAAGCCATAATAGCTAGACCTGAGCTAATAGAAGCATCATGAGTTGTTCTATTGTTTATATTAAATTTTGCCCAGTCTTCTAATGTTCTTTGAAAATACATGTCTCCATAAGTAAGATCTTCTAATAATCCAACTCTTTCTTCAATATAAGTTTCTATAGCCGCAGCGTGAGCTTGCTTTATGTCTTCGCTTGAGTTAGGTATTCCACCTATTTCTCTTTCTGTTACTGATAGTTTATTGTAAATCTTATCAGGTCTATTCATTGCGTAAGACCTATAACCTCTTCTTTTAAAATGATATAATAATCTAGGTTTGTTATTTTCTGCTAATATTGGCATTCCGTAAAATATACAAGCCATAAGAACATCTTCAAAAAATATTTCAGCAGTTTGTGGTCTAGCAATATATTCTAAAAAGAAATGATTAGGAGGAACATCTTCCATACTAAATTTAGTTAAACCATGTAAAGATCCATTAGAACCTCTACCATCTACTGTTCCTGATATATCATAACTATCACAACCAAATGCTCCTAAGCTTTCATTACCTGGATATTTTTTACCTAATTTTTTAATTACATTATTTTGTAAATGAACTGGTGGAACCCATGAAACAAAAAATCTACCACTTTTGTTTGGTACAAACATTACTTGAGTATCTTTTATACCTCCAACCCATTTAAATGAACCTTGTGTTACAACACTGCTATGCTTTATATCTGCATTCCAGTCTATTTGTTGATATATCTTAGTAAGGTTAAATAAAGAGTTCTTAGATTCATCTCTAAAAGCATGTTTAGTTGTACGTGGAAATTGTCTATAAAATTCATTTAAAGCATCTTGATCTTCACTTAAACCATCTACTTCATTTTTCCAGTAATCTAATACTCCTAATCTAATTTTTTGTCCATGAGGATCTTCTTTAGGTTTTTCGGGTGTTTCGAATACAGGTATGCCATAAGAATCAATGTATCCTTCGTAATTCCATTCCATAGGAATGAACAGACTATAGAGTCCGCTACGTGTTTGTCCATTGGCATTTCTTTTATTAACATCTGAGTTTTCATATAATTTTTTAAAATTACCACCACCTTTATCTAAAGCGTTAGATGTTGAACCCATCATGCATTTACCAATAATTCTAGAACCTAACCTTAAACATGTCTTTGTAACTCTCCAGTTGTTTAATATATTATTAGGTCTTTCCCACTTACCTGATTCATCGTGTACTAATAGTTTTAATTTTTCACCATCATAACTATTATCACCAGTATTTTTCCAATCAATAGTAGTATCTAGACCTTGTAGTTCTGCTTCTACTTCTCCACTTACTATTTTTCTTCTTGTAAATTTTGAAGCTGGAACTCTATATGCTAACTCTGTTTTAGGTCGATCCATACCGTCTTGAATCGGTTTAAAAAAGAAAGGATAATTAACTGATATTGGAACAACCTTGTCTGTAAACATGGTTTTAGCATCTGGTCCTGTTTTAGATAATATCCCGTATCTTGAATCACTTGATATTGTAGCTAAATTAACAACTTCTCCTGAAGCCATAAATGAAAAACCAGATCTACGGTTTTTTAGATAACACATACCATAACATCTATTATCTGCTTTACATGCTTCCCAGAATAAAAAGAATAATCTATTCGCTTCTCTAAAGTCTGGTGGTCCAACATCAATCTTACTCCATTGTAAGTACATGTAATGTGTTCCTGTTAAATAAATATCTCTATCATCGTTTTTAAACCAAAAACCTTCTTCACGTCTGGTAAATTCTATATCAATAAAATCATACCATCTTTCTTTAAAGTCTTCAGGATATTTATCCCATTCAAAAACACTTTTAATTTTTTTAAGAACTTTAGGTAATGGTGTTCTTGTCCATTTATTATTTTCAAAAGTATGTATATCTTTAGGTTTACTAGGAACTCCAATTTTTAAACCTTGTATTTCGTATATATCTCCTACAGTTCCATCTTTGCTTATAACTACAAAGTCATACTCTTCATTATAACCATATTCCCATTTCT